TAAGAAGGATGATAAAGATAAATGAAATATCTAATAGCATTGCTATCAGTATTTGTATTAATAGGATGTCAAACAACCGGCGAGACATTGCCTGAAAAAGTAGTAAAACCAGTTGCTACAGCGCTTAATATACCAGACATTTTTCATTCACAAAAACCGATTATTTGTGGCAAACCAGAAATTATTTTAGATGGTATAGCTAATGAAGCAAAAGAATTGCCTGTCGTATTTTGGCAATCTGAGTCATTTGGTTATCCAGTTGCGTTATATTTAAATCAAAAAACAGGAACTTCTACTGTCTTGGATTTTGTGGACCCCAATAAAATATGCGTAATTTCTGTAGGTAAAAATGTTAAACTTTCCGAAGAATTTAAGCCGATACGAGGAATGACAATAAGGTACTTGACTTTTTAATCCCCGTATGGTATAAATAAGATACAATTTGATGATACGAATTGAATACAGAACTGGACGCGGGGGCAGTACCCGCCGCTTCCACCATAAACATACGGAAGGCACATGCTAGATAGGTTGATTAGTTGGATTTACACACACAAACTGTTTGGAACACGTTGTCCTGATACAGTAGAAGGTTGCCCAACTTGTGATGCTTGGATTAAACACGATGACATTTTTAATTAATTCGTGTGTTTATGCTGGGAGCGAAATAGGATCGACAGGCTGGAATAGATGAGTGGAGAATTGTCGGATGACTCCGTTATTGGTCAAATTAGTAAATGCAAACGATAATTTCGTTTCATCTCAAGATTACGCTCTAGCAGCGTAATTGGATAGGGTTTCGGTGGGTTTCCTAGTAACAGAATAACCCACCACCAAAAGGATGGAATGAATCTGTCCTATTTTGTCATGATAAGGAGATAATTGATTATGACTACTACTACCCAGGCCGCTAAGGTCGCCAATGCACTGGTTAATGGTGCAGAACTTACCGCAAAACAGATTAGTGCCCGTTATGGTGTTAAGAATGTTCGTGCGGTTATCAGCCAACTTCGTACAGAAGGTTTTTCAATCTATCTGAATAAGCGCGTATCGTCATACGACGGAGAGACATATATGAAGTATACTCTTGGTACACCGACGCGAGCAGTTGTTGCTGCTGGTAATAAGGCACTGCGCGCAGCGTAATTGCCTTTGGGTGATGCCATAATACATCCGTGTGGGGCCACGGTTAGCTCCACAACTTTAATTAAAAGGATCAATATGGCTCTTACTACACCGAAAATTTTCGCAATGAAAATAGAAGATATTGTTAAAGAAAAAGAAATTACACATATGGAAGCAGTACTCTGGTACTGTACAGATCAAGAAATTGAACCGGATACAGTTAAGAGCATGATTTCTAAACCACTTAAAGAAAAGATAGAAGCTAATGCTCGTGAATTGAATTTTCTTCCTAGACAAGCTCAATTACCAGTATAGGAAAAGAACTAATAATGTATACTTTAAAAGTACCTAATGGTACATATAAGTCAGATAATTTATTTGTTTTGTTTTATACAGTACTTAAACATAGACTTTACCATCTAGCTAAAGATGGTAAGTTCCAAGATTAATGGAACCCATTGACGTTTATTTAATGTATTGTGCATTGAAGGCTCACTTTGGTAAGGGTGATTATGATTATATCACCTACAAAGGTAAAACTAAGATCAAAAGAGAATCTTTTTACAAACGCAAAGACAGAGGATTTTTTGTTAAGATAGCAAAAAAGTATCCTGATCCACAAGATTATTTCATAGCAAATTTCATAAAAAACCGCAATGGTTATATCGCAAATTTCAATGATCAGAATTATGAGTCATGGAAACTCAAGAGACAAGGATTCTTTGAGGGATTTGTTATTGAAATGCATCCACTTGTACAGCGTATTATTTTTTTTGAGTCTTTATTTGCTATTAAGGATGGGAATCACCCCAAACTTCTAAAAGAATTTCTTGGTGGACGGGTATCAATAGAGACAATGATTATATTAAATGTCCTAGTTAATTATAGTAAAAAATGGGATAAACAATTAGAGGATGATGTTGTATGGCCCGATTTAAAAAAGTTTATGAATAATTACAAAAGGTTCTTGACAATTGATGAAAAAAGGTATAGAATGAAACTACTTAAATTGATAGAGGAGTCCTAGTGATGGACGAAAATAAAGAAGTACGAGTTGAAGGGTTCTTTGAGGCACGGTGCCGGGAACTAGAACTAGAAGTGAAAGCATTGGTGTGGAACAATGCTGAACTTGATGCGAGGAACAAGCAATTGTTCGAGCGAGTTGAGAAACTTGCAACTTCCCCGCCCAAATGGCCCGCTGGGTATCGCCCACGTAAACATTCTGACAATGGACATAGAACTTCTAAATGAAAGAGTCTGTCACTCTAATTGATCACATGGGCAGTGACCTGTCGGTTGTTAATGCTGCCCGTGTGTCTTTTGCAAAGGTTCATAAGTCATTTGATGAAGACAAAGACCCGAAACTTATCAATTATCTTGCTAAGCATGGTCATTGGACTCCTTTTGGACATGGTAGTTTACAATACCATATCAAAGCGCCCGTATTCGTTGCTCGCCAATTGGTTAAACATCAAGTCGGGTTGGTGTGGAATGAAGTCTCTAGGCGATATGTAGATAGTGAACCAGAATTTTATACACCCGAAGTATGGCGTGGTGTTGCTGAAAATAAGAAACAAGGCTCCTCTGAAGAAGAGATTGATATCAATCCAAACATCGGCAGCGGTCCTATGATGGTTGATGATTATCAGCAAGTATTAAGTAAAGCAAAGTGGACATATGAACAGCTTCTTAGGCGGGGTGTGTGTCCAGAACAAGCTCGTATGGTTCTACCGCAATCAATGATGACAGAATGGTACTGGAGCGGCACACTATATGCATTTGCAAGGGTGTGTAATCTACGGTGTAAACCAGATGCACAACAGGAAACTAGGGAAGTTGCTGACCTGATTGATGATATTGCAAAAGGCCTATTTCCTGTAAGTTGGAAAGCTTTACGTAATGCTTGATAATATCACAGATACCCCTATCATTGATTCTGGGGATAATGATCCTGTTATGATCAATCTAGACAATACATTGAACAAAGCAATTGTATTGGGAAATGGTGAATCTAGACATTGGGTAGAAACTTATGCTTATTCCAATTGGCACCAAGATATTCCAACGTGGGGATGCAATGCAATATATCGTGATATGTATGTAGATAATCTAGTATCTGTAGACTATGCAATGCAACAAGAAATCTATCAGAATTCTTTATGTCAAGATACGATGCAATTACATTTTGCAAATTGGAGCATCATCCCTGCTGAAGTTACAGACATGATGTTCATGGGGTATGATATACCAGAAGAGTTTATTCATAAGACAAAAAGAAATGGTAATCATACGGAGCAATGCGTAGTGTCTGGTAAAGACCCCGGCAAAATACAGGAGAGTATTGAACTCGCAATGAAGGCCAATCCTAATCTTGAACCAAAAGATTTAAAGATGAAGATGGAAAAGGACATTGGTGTTTGGATTACATATCTAAGAGAGAATGATGATGTAAAACCAATAGATTACCCTAGAGATTGGTCTGCTGGTACTACATCTCTACATCTTGCATGTCAAGCAGAACCAAAAGAAGTTTATATGTTAGGCTTTGATTTATCATCATATGATGAACCAATAAATAATATATATAAAGGGACAGATAATTATTTGTCCAGTGATGCAAAAGGTTTTAGCACAGTTAATTGGCTGAACCAGATGCAAACTGTTTTTACGGAGTTTAAGGATATTACCTTTTATTGGGTAGACCCTATACATCGTAAAGGTGAAGTAACTGACGTTAACTATAATAACGTAAGGCACTTGACAAAAGCAGGTTTTTGTGATATATTTAACATACACTAAACATACGAAAACATATATTTACATAAGGAGATACATATGTCGTTAGCATCATTAAAGAAGTCCAATTCGTTGGACAAACTGCTCGGAGCAGTTCAAGCAGATAGCGGTGGGGGAGAAAAGAAGTCATACGTTGATGAGCGTATCTGGAAACCAGTGATGGATAAGTCCGGTAATGGTTTCGCAGTTATTCGTTTTCTGCCCGCCCCAGAAGGTGAAGACCTTCCTTGGGCAAAGGTTTGGAACCATGCATTCCAAGGCCCTACTGGCCAATGGTACATTGAGAACTCTCTCACTACTATTGGACAGAATGATCCCGTATCAGAGATGAACTCTGCATACTGGAACTCAGGTGTTGAATCTGATAAGGAGATTGCCCGTCGCCAGAAGCGTAAGCTGCAATACTTTTCAAACATCTTAGTTGTCAAAGATTCCGCTAATCCTCAGAATGAGGGTAAAGTGATGCTCTATCGCTTTGGTAAGAAAATCTTTGATAAGTGCATGGAAGCAATGCAGCCTGCATTTGAAGATGAAACGCCTCTTAATCCTTTCGATTTTTGGGAAGGTGCTGAGTTTAAGTTGAAGTTGCGTAAGGTAGAAGGTTATTGGAACTATGATAAGTCAGAGTTTGATTCACCATCAGCCCTATTCGATGATGATGAGAAAATTGAAGAGGTGTGGAAGAAACAGTATCCTCTGGCAGAGTTTACTGCGACTACCAACTTTAAGTCTTATGATGAACTCAAGAATCGTCTGGACATGGTTCTTGCAGGGACTACTACGGTAGGAACTGCTGCTGAGATGGTAAATACTGAATCAGTTACAGTTACAGTAGATACCAAAGAGATGCCTGTTCCATCAGTAACGAGTGATGATGAAGAAGATGATACATTGTCTTATTTTGAAAAACTTGCTGATAAAGTATAATTTATAAGGATACGATCTCAAATAATACCCCTCACTGAGAAATTGGTGAGGGGTTTTTTACGAGATAACGAGAGTTCTCTGCCGCGGCGTAACCCCTTGACCAATGACATTCGTCGGACTTGATGGTGCATTAATTGTCGTCCCACCAATGATGGGCCCACCACCACCCCCAGCACCAATCGCAGCAGTTAAATCTTCAATACTTTTCTGTAATTTATCTTGCCAGCCTGAATCGCCCTTTAAAGCATCAGCACTACTTCCCTGATCACCTTTTGGCACATTCAGTGCTTCATGGATTATTCTAAGATTTTTTCCAGCTTGGCCCCAAGGAATATCTTTACTGCCTAAACCCTTGATTGTTGTACCAGAAAATATACCAGTACTAACTTTTCCACCTTTGATTGCAACCTCAATATCTGGAATAGCTTTTAACAAGTCCTCAGCAAAATCTTGAATACCTAAATCACCACCTTTAAATTTTAAGTTGCCAACTTTATCTAGATTCTCTGATATTGCACCAATAGCAATTGCGCCTTGTTTCAGCTGCTCTGCATTTTTAGCAATTGTTGTCATTTGCTGAACTGGACTTTTAGACCCAGTTAAGAAGCTCATAACTTTTGTTGCCGCACCGGCAAGACCGCTTAAAAATGTACCGCCAGAAAACTTTAACAATCCTTGTGATATAGTGCCCATTATTGAACTAAAAGAGTCCGCTTTTTTCTGGTCTACGTTTGGATCATTAAGAATACTCAATAGAGTTACAACTTGCTTTTTTATTCTGTCAGCAAAATCTCCTTCTTTTCCACCGCCAGAAAATTTTGTTACAGCTTCAGCGGCACCAGATGCTCCCTTACCAATAGCAAATGCAACAAGTCCAGCAGCCAGGCCTGCCATAACGGCGGCAAATTTCGCCGTATCTTTGCCAATATCAGGAATTGATGATATTGACACAAGAGTTGCTACATTATCATAAATCGACATTGCCCAATTTCCTGTCTCTGTGAATTTGGTAAGTGATTGAGCCATACCTGTAGCACCTTCACCAAGAGCAAATGCAATAAGTCCAAGAGCAATGGCACCCATAGTAAATATAAACTTGGTTTTACCAAATGAATCATAGCCCGGAATAAATTTTATACTAACAAGAGTCTCTACATTATCATAAATCGACATTGCCCAATCTTTTGTATCTGTAAATTGAGTAAGCGCTGTAGTCATACTAGCTGCAACTTTACCAACACTAAACGCAATAAGTCCAAGAGCAATGGCACCCATAGTTACTGCAAAACCACCCGGGCTGAATGAATCATAACCCATAATATATTGTATACCAACAAGAGTCGTTACATTATCAACAATTATTTGAGCCCAATTTCCAACACCTGTAAATTGAGTAAGCGCTGTAGTCATACTAGCTGCAACTTTACCGATAGAGAATGCCACAAGTCCAAGACCAATGCCAAGCATCGTTGCTGCAAAACCAGTAGCACCAAATGAATCATAGCCCGGAATATTTTGTATACCAACAAGAGTCGTTATATTATCAATAATTTCTTTGGCCCAATCTTTTGTATCTGTAAATTGAGTAAACGCTGTAGCCATACTAGCTGCAACTTTACCAATACTAAACGCAACAAGTCCAAGACCAATGCCAAGCATCACGGCGGCGAACTTGACATATCTAAATGAATCATAGCCCTTAACATCTTGTATACCAATAAGAGTCGTTACATTTTTGACTATTGTTTTAGCCCAATCTTCACCGCCTGTAAATCGGGTAAGTGTTCCAGCCATATTAGTTGCTGCTTCACCAAAAGCAAATGCTATAAGTCCAACAGCAATGCCGCCCATCACAGCCGTAAACTTGACATATCCAAATGAATCATAACCCTTGACAGATTGTATACCAATAAGAGTTGTTACATTTTTAACTATTGTTTTAGCCCAATCTTCACCGCCTGTAAATCGGGTAAGTGTTTGAGCCATAGTAATGGCAGTTGTACCAATAGCAAATGCAAAAAGTCCAGCACCAATGCCAGTCATCACAGCCGTGAATTCCGTTGTCTTAAAGCTAGCATAGCCCTTGACAGATTGTATACCAATAAGAGTCGTTACATTTTTAACTACTGTTTCAGCCCACTTAGTACCTTTAGTAAAATAAGTAACAGCAGCAGCAACTCCAGCTCCAATTGAAAATGCAGCAAGACCCGCACCTATGCCTGTCATCATTATAAGAAATGAACCACCCTTAGATAATGCACCGCCTATTCCATCAGCTATATCTGCAATCTTTGCTAATTCTTTTACATTTGCAACAACTGCTTTACCATCAAATTCAGCAATTTGTTTAAGAAGATATCCGCCACCAGCAAATAATGCACCCATGCCGGCCATTGCAACACCAGCACCAACCCCCATTCCACCTAATGCACCACCTATGCCAGCAAGAAGACCACCCTTTTTTCCTGCCTTTTTTGCGTCTGCGTCACCACCGCCGCCCTGGCTACTAGATACTACATTTGCTATGGTTTTAAGATATTCGTTGGATTGGTTTTCTCTTGCTGCTTGTTCTCTTTCTTTTTCAACATTGCCACCGCTTGATTTAGCGGCTGGTAATTTATCAACAGCTTTAGTTAATTTTTCAACAGTTTTATCGAATTCATCTGCCATAACTTATTCCTATTTTTTACCTTTAGGTAATGAAGCGCCAGGTTTACCTACATATAAACCAAAGAATGCTGCGCCAGCACCAACGATGGTTGATATAAACATCGCTTGTGCATTGGTGGGATTAGCGAGATGCATGAACCATTGTACAGACGCATAGAACGCCCAACAATATGAAAGCATAACTAGTCGTGGGATAACACGAAATTTGTCCAACATTCCTGCTGTTTTATTATACCAAGTTGGTTCTTCGTCTGGATGACTAGGAATAATATCACTTTTGAGTAATTCATACTCTTTTGTTGTTTCTGTGATCTTAACGGTTTCATCCGCCATTTGATTTCCTCCGCCTTTCTTCTTCTTTTTGTCTTTGGTTTTCTTCTGTTATATA